CAGAGATTGACGTAGCTGAGACCACCGGCGGCAAGGCCCACCCCGAGGTTATTGAGTCTTCCGTGGCGGTTGCGGCCAAGGCGATCAAGTCGCTGCAAGCCGTCCTCGCCCACCCCCTCGCCCCGAAGTACGTCAGGAGAGACGAATGAAAAAGCTCAGAGACAACCTCATCGCGTGTGTCATGGTGGCCGTAATCCTCGCGGGCATCGGTGGGGTGCTGATGGTTCAGCCGTACATGGAATCCCGCACGTACAACAAGCTCACGGGCGCGAACACGACCGCGTGGGATGCGTTGTGGGTCGAACTTCGGGTTCAGGACCAGCCGCGAAAGGAGACGCAGGAATGACCACCCCCCCTCTGACCGCATCCGAGTTGTTTGACATCGTGAAGGACTGTCCGGAGGTGTACGAGAAGCACTTGTACATGCAGCCTCGCCTTGGATGGCGACAGGCTGGCACCAACTGGAGAATTCCCGACGACATCGCCACCCTCACGCTCCTCGCGCTCTTCACCCTCGCGGCTGAGTGCGGGGTGGAGCCCGCGTCCAACGGTCAATTCATGGCGTTCTGCTACGCACCCGATCACGACTCGGTTTGGGCCGACCACCCTCTCCGCGCCGCCAAGGCCGCGTACAAGAAGAAAGGAGCCTCACATGGCGGATAAAAAGGTCAAGGCGTGGGCGGTGGTGCGGAACAACGGAGAAGTCATCGAAACCTACTGCAACGTGGGAGCCCCGTTTGTTCGATCCGTGGCTCGGTCAATCACTCGCGACGAGTTGTCACTGGGACGAAGCGGCACATACAAGGCCGTCCCCTGCACGATCACGCTGCACATGCCGAAGAAGAAAGGAGCCGAGCGTGGAGTTTGAGAAGATGGCAGAAAAGTTGTTGCGAACGATCGTCAAGAACTGTGGCGGCGATTTTGCATCCACGAACGACATGAACCTGCTTGCAGACGCCCTCCGCGCCGCCGCCACCGTGCCCGCAGGCATGGTCAGGGTGGGGACGGAGGACATGAGGCTGCTCGGGACGTTGCCGGTGACGAAGGATCGGTGCGTGTACGGCTTTGGATACCCGACGTGCTGGCTCCCTTCGCTTCGCGGAGGAGCCTACATGGTCCACACAACGCACAACGGCGAGGGAGGCGGGCACTTCCCGAAGGATGTCTACTCCACCCGCGAGGCAGCCGAAGCCGCCGCCCAAGCCGCACGCGAGAGGGGAGGGGAGGGATGAGCAAATGCGAAGAGCCCGACCTTGGCTACATGCAGTGGCACGCGGACGCCGAGCGACGGCACAGGGCGGGCGAGCGTCAACTGTGGTGCGGCATGTGCGGCAAATGGATCTGGGAAGCGCACATCTCGGAGGAGCATCGGCCGCGATGCATGACCAAGCAGGAGTTCGACCAGTTCGTGAAGAAGAGTCAGAGAATGGCGGACGCGATGGACCGTGCGTATCGCCCGAAAGGAGCCCCCGATGGGAAGTAAGCAGAAACGTCGCATCGCACGGGCCGAACGGCTCGCGCAGCACGCCAAGGCCAAGGAAGCCAAGGCACAGGCCCGCATCGACACGCTAGAGCGACAGGCCCGGCGAGCACTGGACGAGCGGGACGAGCTTCGCCGCGTGCTGGGCGTCACCGAGCGAATCGACTACGCCCGTCCCGAGTTGTTGTCGTTCACCGTTCACTTTGACCGAGAAGCCCTTGGGCAGATGAAGAACGATCCGGCCAACTTCATCCACACGGCGATCGAGGGCCATCTTATCAAGGCCGGTTTACGGAAAGGAGCCCGCGATGGGAAGTGAAAAGAACCCCACCCCCGCCACTGTCGTAGAGACGCATAGGCCGGAGGTGCCGAGCCATCACGCCCGAATGGAGAAGCTGCGATGGATGGCGTCCGAGTTTGATCGACAGTGCTTCAACCCCAACAAGCAGCAACTTCAAGGCGCGACCGACGCCTTGTTCGGCACGCTCATGGCTATGGAGCAACGTATTCACGCGGTCGAAAGCCGCATCCCCGGAGAACCCCCATGCTCAGACGAATCTGGTTCTGGATCGACAGAGTCCTCGAAACCGTCAACATCATCGGCATCTTCGGAATCACCGTCCTCCTGCTCTACTGGCTCGTCACCCGTTAAGCCCCCCGCGCAGGCGTGCGATGGGAGCGGTAAGACGCGAACCCATTCGGGCATGTTGGGAATCGACATCGAGGACCCCTGCCCCGGCTGCTCTCGGTGCAAGCCCGCCAAGCCCGACGACGCCGCGTTCAGGGAGAAGGTGCGCATCATGTGCCGAGTCGCTATCGAGACGACCGACAGCAACAGGTCCGTTCACATCCTGGCCCGCGAAGTCCTGACGATGTTGCAAAGCACCTGATACGATCGGAGCACTTGATGCCACGGACGGCACCATCGGGTTCGTACCCCGCGATCCGGCTCGTCGGACTCACGACCAAGCCCCGTCGCAGTGGCCGCGTCGAGAACGCGAGCGTCTACCTGACCGGCGGCGGCATCGGCGATGCGGTCCGCGCGAAGGCCAAGCCCAACACGCGAAAGCGGATCGTCGATGTCGAAGTCGCCCGTGCGCTGGCACGCGCGAGGGAAGCGTGGGTCGCCACCGAGGACCCCGACGACCGGGCTCATTCGGTGTTCCAAGGCGACGACCTGGTTCCGGCGCGTGAACTGCCCGAAGGCCAGAAAGCCACGCCCCGGCGATACCCGGCGGCGATCATGGTCGAAGTGCTCGTCAAGGGCCGCATCCGCCGGTACTCGCCCGACGCCGCCTGCGAACTGCTCGGGGAGCGCGTCGCGGCGCTCGCCCGCGAAGGCGTGAACGTCGGGTACATCGGGAGCGTTACCGGCGCGATTTCCAGCCGAAGCCGCCACGGCGCCGAAGGGCCGGCGGATCTTGGCACGGTCCACGCCCAGCTCGGCGACGAGGGGTTCCGGAGCCTGACCCGGCAGAAGACCCGCCAAAGCCGCATGACCGAGGACGAGCGGCGGCTCACGCGCGAGGCGTCGGCGATGCTCGAAGCGGCCAAGGGGAAAGCCCGGTGAGCGACGACGGCACTATCTCGCAGGTCGAGCTCGCCAAGGTGCTCGGCGTCACCCGGCAGATGGTCGGGAAGTACGCCCGGCTCGGGATGCCCACCGCGGGCCGGGGCCGCTTTGACCGTGACGCGGCCGTTGCGTGGGTTCAGGCGGAGATCAGCGACCACGGCCACGGCGGCAAGGGACGCGGCGGCGGGCGGCCCGCGGGCAAGCCTGGCCGGACACCCAAGCCAAAGCCGCCGGCCGAAGCCGAGGGGTACCGCAAGGCCAACACCCGGCGGATCGAAGCCCAGACCCAGCTCGCGGAACTCGAGATTAGCAAGATCGCCGGGAAGCTCTTGGACCGCGAATCGACGCTCACGGCGATCCGGGGCCATCTCGTCGTGGTCCGCCAGACGATCGAGCGGCAAGGGGCGGCCATCGCCAAAGCCATTGCGGCGGAGTTCGGGCTCGACACGGACAAGGCCGCGCGGGCAAAAGCGATCGTCCGCGAGGGGCACGCGAAAGCGTTCAGCCGGATCGCGGCAAACCCGATGGAACTCTGACCGCTACCGGGGGTGAACCGTGGAAAAGTCTGCACGCCGGACGGAATCCGCGAAGGCCGGGGCGGGGCTTGAAAAACAGGCCCGGCGCGGGCGGTGCGCCGTCGCGGCGGGATGTTCCTACCGGACAGTCCGGGTAGTTCGTATGGAGGCTCGCCAGATCGTCCGCGACGAGGTCAAGGCTTGCACCCGCGGGCTGGTCGCTCGCAAGGTGCGTGCGGTTGACGCCGCGCTCTTCGACGATCGGCAGCCGTCGCTCAGGGAGATCGCCCGGACTCACCGGCTCCCTAGTTCGACCGTCCACGACCTGATCGGCCGCGTCAAGGCCCGACTGCAGACCCGCCTCACATGCCCGCATTCGCCCCGAAGCAACCCGCGATAGTCGCCTTCACGCTCGCCGCGCTTGGCGCGATGATGACCGAGGTGTGGACCGTTCGCGAGCCGATTTGGGCGGACCAGTGGGCCCAGCAGCGTCGGCGTATCCCCGCACGCGGCAACGCCGAGCCGGGCCCGTGGGACAACGAGCGGACCCCCTACAACGCCGAGCCCATGCGGGCGTGCTCAGACCCGAGCCTGACGCAGGTCTCGATGATGAAAGCGTCCCAGCTCGGTGCGACGGACTCCCTGATCTTCAACACGCTCGGATGGGCGATCGACGAAAGCCCCGGCCCCGAGCTCATCATCATGCCGTCGGACCGGCTCGCAAAGCGGACGGTCAAGATGCGGCTGATCCCGTCGATCAAGGCTTCGCCGACGCTGAGGGCCAAGTACGCCAGCGGCAAGGCTGAGAGCACGACCGAGGTCCTCGTCTTCTCGACGATGGACGTGGTTCTGGCCGGGTCGAACAGCGCGACGAACGTCCGATCGACGCCGTTCCGCAGGGTCAAGATCGACGACTTCGACCTGTGCGAGCCGTCAACAAAGGAAGAAGCGACGCAGCGAATGGCGTCGTTTGAGAACGATTCGACGATGCTGGTGTGTGTTGGCACGCCGTCTTACGCGGACACCGGCATTCACGCAGAGTATGAGGCGGGCGACCGGCGGCGGTATCTGTGCCCGTGCCCGCACTGCGGGACGTTCCACGAGTGGATCTTCGACAACCTCGTCTGGTCGGGCGGAATCAACGCCGACCCCGGCAAGGTGCTGACGGCCGCGTACATGCGGTGCCCATCGTGCCTGTGCCGGATCGAGAACAACGTCAAGCCCTGGTGCCTCCACTGGGGATGCTGGCAGCCTGACGGCGTGAACGTCGAGCCACCGGCTGGAATCGCAAACGAGCCCGGAGCGTTCCGGGAGTGGACGAAGACGAAGGAAGCCCGCGACTTGCACGAAGTCGGCTTCCCGCACCCGGCGTACCGGATCACGGGCGAGGCGGACCACCCGGCCGAGCGGCATCGGTCCTACCGGATCAGCTCGCTTTACTCGCCGTTCAAGCCGTTCGGATGGGTGGCTGAGGCGTTCATCCGCTCCGGCGGCAGACCGGAACGCGACTGGCGAAACGGCAAGCTCGGACTCCCCGAGCGCGGCCGCGGCGAAGATGTCTCGCTCGAAGCCGTCCGGGCCCTGTGCATTCCGGAGGATCAGGGCGGGTACAAGAGCGGCACGGTCCCGGCCGACATTGTGGTGCTGGTGACCGCGATCGACGTGGGCGCGGATCACTGCCACGTCCTGACCGTCGGCTACACAAACAAGATGCAGGCCGCAGCGTGGATCGACGCCCGACGCATCGAAGCCCCGCGCGGGATGCTCAAGGCGATTGCCCCCGAGCTCCAGGCCCTGAGCTTCGAGCACGGCGCGGGCGGCAAGATGAGGCCGGTGCTGTTCTTCCCCGACTCGCGCCACAGAACCGGCGAGGTCTACGACCTGTGCCTCGCGCTCGGTGCTCACCACGCATACCCGATCCTCGGTGTGGCGACCAAGAGCGGCGATCCCGTGACGGCCCACACGTTCAGCAAGGGCCCCGACGGCGAGGCACTGCCCGGAACCCTCCAGCGGTACCGGGTCGATACGAACCACTGGTCCGAAGAAGTCTGGGCCCGGATCTACAACGCCGCCGGGCTCGACCGCGACGAGAAGGTTGCGATCGACACGACGGGCGCAAAGACGCTTCGGATGCCCGAGAACGTCGAAGAGGCCCACCTGCGGATGTTCACCTCCGAGCACTGCGTCAAGGGCGTTTGGGAGAAGAAGCCCGGCCGCGAAGATAACCACCTCGTTGACTGCCTGCGGTACGCGGAGGCGGGCCTGTTCAAGAGCGGCGGGATGCTCATTACGCCTGAGTACACGAGAGAGATCCACGGGTGGGAGTTCTGGGGATGGACGCCGCCGGAAGGCACGCCGCCGCCCGCGATCGTCCGAGCACAGCGAGCGTTCAAACAGACCGACGACCCGCTTGTCCGCCGGGTGCAGAACCGCACGCGGCCAAGCTGAAGGAACCACTCATGCCCAGCGCCCTCGAAACCGCCGCCGCCAAGGCGACGCAGAAGCCGTCCGCCAAGCCCGACGCGGCGAAGAAGCCCGACCTTCAGCAGCTCCACGCCGCGCTCATGGCCGCGAACCGGCACGTCGCCGAACTGCGGACCAAGCACGCTGAGCAGACCGAGCAGATGGACAAGGAAGCACGCGAAGCCGAACGCGCGGCCCAGCGTGCGCACGACGCATACCACGCCGCCCGACGCGGCTGAAAGGTGACTGATGGCCGCCCACTCATGGACATACGGCGACTGGCGGTCGCAGACGACGCAGGCCGCGAAGCGCGACCGGCTGGCGCTGCACCTCCAAGAGATCGAGGAGCGCAAAGACGCGATCAGCGCGTCCGGCGGTCAGATGTCCGCCGCGTACGAAGGGCTCGAAGCCAAGCTCGCGCGGCTTGAGCCGATGTTCGACGAACTCGACAAGCAGGTCCGCGACTCCCAGTCCGGCGGCCCGATGCTGGTGATCCGCCCGCGTCGCCGCCCATTCTGAGCACCCATGACCAAAGCAGCCCGCAAACCCAAGCCGACGCCGCTCGCGCGTCAGGTCCAGGACGCACAGGACCGGCTCAAGCTCCACGCGCTGAACGCTCAGCTTGCGCTCGTGGAACGCTCCGGCCCCGGCGATCGGATCCCGCGCCGCAACACGCCGCCTGCGGGCGGTGGCCCGGCGTACAAGATCGTCAACGCGAAGGGCCTGTCCCAGTCCTACACGGCCACGCGCCGCGACCGGCTCAAGGGCGAGACGGCGGAGATCCTCGCCCCGGCTGATTCGCACCTCGATCAGTATTCGCTCGACAAGCTCCGGCGCGACTCGCACCACCTCTACCGGAACAGCCCGCTCGCCCGCGCGGTGATCGGCGCGGTGAGCAACGCGATCAACGGCCCGCAGGGTCCGAACCTCTCGTTCGGCTCCGAGGACCGGGACTTCGCCCAGCAGGCCGGGGACTGGTTCTGGGCATGGGCGAACAACGAAGACGGCCCGCAAGGCAAGTTCGACAGCCTGGGCCGGCAGACGCTCATGCAGGCCGTGCGGTCGGCCCCCGGCTCATGGCTCATCGACGGCGACTTCGCCGAGGTGCGGCTGACGGACGGATCGGTCCGGCTGTTCGAAGCGTCTGAGATCCGCTCCCCGTCCGGGCTCATGCTGACCGATGGCCGCACCGTCGCCAACGGGATCGAGTACGACCGCCGCGGCGCCCCGATCGCCATGCACGTCATGCCGTGGAAGCCCGGCCAACGCAACGGCCCGAGCATGCGCATCCCGTGGGACGCGGTGACGCTGCTTTCCAACCCCGTCCACCGCCGACTGAACCAGACCCGCGGCGAGCCCGGACTCGCGGCACTCGCCCACTACATCGAGCTCATCGACGACTCGATGGATTCGACGGTCCTCGCTCACCGGATGTCAACGTACGCCTCGCTGGTCCTGACGCTGAAGGACCCGGCGGCGACCCGGGCGGCAGCGATCGCCCAGACGGCCGCGATCGACGGTGGCATGGCCAACCCCTCGCCGACCGGCGCACCGCAGGAAGTGGAATGGAACCCGGGTTCCCTGCTGACGCTCAAGGAAGGCGAGAGCGCGATGCAGGTCAAACCCGAGCACCCGGGCGGCAACATCGAGAGCTTCCTCCGCTTTCTGATCCGGTTCGCCCTGTCGGACGTTGGATGCCCGAGCGAGCTTGCGATCCTCGATGCGACCGAGACGAATTACCACGGCTTCAAGTCTGCCGTCGGCAACGCCTACCGCGGGTTCTCTTGGCAGCAGTACGTGCTCTCGGAATGGCTGGTCAAGCTCACGACGTGGCGTGTCGGTCTGTGGATCCTCGACGGCTCGCTCAGCGCCCCGGACGACTGGAACAAGATCGAATGGCGGTTCGCCGGTCCGCCGGTGATCGACCCCGTGCAAGAGATCATGGCCGCGACCCGCGCGTGGGACGGCAAGGTGAAGACCCGCACGCAGATCCTTGGCGATCTCGGGTACACCGGCAGTTACCGCGACTTCAACACGCAGCTCGCCGCCGAACAGCAGGACCTCAAAGACAAGCAGATCGACGTGAAGAACGCGGTCGGCATCAACGACCAGCCCCAGCAGACTTCCAAGCCCGCCGCACAGACGGCGTGATCTTCCACACCTTCAGGAGCCTTCCATGCACTCGACCGAGAATCAGCTCGACGACCTCAAGCCGCTGCGGCGGACCACGCTGCTCGCCCCGGACATCCGCGACGGGATCACCGGCGGCACGCAGTTCCAGGAGCTTCCCGCTGCGACCACGGTCGCCGCCGGTTCGGACAACCTGACCGTCACCACGGGCACGGGTACCGAGGTGACTGGCCGCGACAGCAAGGGCCGCGCGAACTTCAAGAGCCAGGCCACCACGCCCGCCGACAACGACAACGTTCTGCTTGTCCCGGCGAACACCACGAACATCCTGAACCAAGCCGTCAGCGCCACGGCCGAATGGCGGTTCAACGCTCAGGTCACGATCAACACGATCACCGCCCTGTTCTTCTCGATCGGCCCCAACGAAAACATCACCGACGCGGACCCGACCGGAACCGCCGGCGACGGCGCGATGTTTTTCTTCTGCCCGACGAACGCCGCGACCGAGATGGCGGTTGATCCGGGTCTGGCAACCGCCGCGTACGCGAACTGGGCCCTCGCTCACAAGGTCGCCGGCGCGGACACTTTCGCCGCGACGAGCATTCCGGTTGTCGCTGGCCGCGAGTACTTCCTCCAGTGGGTGCTCGGCACCGACCGCAAGGTCCGCTTCTACATCGACGGCACGCTCGTCGGCATCGGCCCGGCGCTCACTGACGCGGCAGCCCTTCGCTTCATGGCGGGCCTCGAGCTCACCGCGACGCCGGGCGGCCAGAAGGACTTCTCCGTTCGCGGCATCAGCGTCTTCCGTCCCTCCTAAACCATCCGCCGCCCGCGCCCCGGGCCTTCCCACCTTCACAGGCTACACCCACCGGAATCCCCTTTATGCACCACTACATGCTCCACGCGACCGACCTCGTGCTCACGCCCGAGGGTCGCGCTACGGCAGAGCGCAATCGGGAAGCCGTCTTCAGCCAAGGATCCCGGGCGCGCGGCGGACGGCTGGCATCGTTCACGGGTCAGATCGGCGGCGTCTCCGGACGGATGCACGACCGCGAGAAGCTGACCACGCGATTCGGTAACGTCGCTGTCCTGGACATCAACGGGGCGCTCTGCTCGGGTGACAACGACCTGATCTGCTGGATGCTCGGCGGCGTGCCGTCCCAGTGGATCGAGGAAGACGCCAAGAGCCTCGCGGCCGACGAATCGGTCCGGTCCGTCATTGTCCGGCTCAACACCCCCGGCGGTGCAGTGGCCCGGTTCTCCGCCGTGGCTGCCGCACTCCGGGCGCTCGGTGACGCGAAGGAACTCATCGCCGTGGTGGACGACGCCGCGTATTCGATGGGTGCCGTGCTCTCAGCCCTGTGCTCCAAGGTGTACGTCACCCCGTCAGGCGGCATGGGCAACATCGGCGTGATCGCGGGCCCGTTCATCGACCAGACCAAGGCCCAACAAGCGGCCGGCGTCGAAGTCTTCTACGCCTGTGCCCCCGACGGCAAGGCCAGCGGCAACTACGGCACGGCTCTCCCCGACGAGTTTCGCACGAACATGAACGCCGCGGCCCGGCGCTGGTACGAGACGTTCGCCGGGTACTTCGAGCGTCGCGGCCTGAGCATCGCGGACATCGACGGCATGAACGGCGCGGTGTACGCGGCCGAGGATGCCGTGACGATGGGCCTCGCCGACGGCGTGGCGACGTTCGACGAAGTGATCCTCCCGCTCATCACCGGCGAGATGCCGGAACGAACCAACCAGATTCAACCGGCGGAGCCCCGTGGCAGGGTTTCGCTTTCCAACATCGCCACGAAGGAACAGACCATGAAGCTGACCGCCCCCCAGTGGGCCGGACTCACGGCGGAAGCGATCCGCGAGCACCGGCCGGAACTCCTCGAAGCCATCGCCGCGACCGGCAAGGCCGCCGAACCCGAGCCCGCCGGGCTTGCGGAACTCGAGACGGCCTTCAAGGGTGAATCGACGTTCATCCTCGACGTGCTCCGCGCGAAGGAAACGATGCCGCAGGCTCACGCCCGCTTTGCCGGGGTGCTCGCCGACCGCCTGACCGCCGCGAACGCTCGCATCGCCGAGCTGGACAAGTCCAAGCCCGCCGAGGGCAAGGGCGTCGCGACGGCCGCCCAGAAGGTCGCCGAGGTCAGCGTGGTCGATCCGGCCAAGCTCGAAGCGAGCGGCACGGTGGCCGACCCGAACACCCCCAAGGACAAGGAAGCCGCGATCGAGGCCATGCGGAAGGAGCACCGCACGACCTACGCCCAGGCCGCGATCAAGGCCCGCGCCAAGTGGCCCGCGCTCTTCGCCGCCTGATTCCTCCCGTCCGCACTTCACGCACTTCCACCACTTCACCCAACTTCAGAAGGACAGACTCACATGGCAACTGGCATGAACAACATCGACGGCGGTCCGATCACCGTGTACAACGGGACGGGCTCGGACATTGCGATGGGCGCTCGTCTCACCCTCGCCGTTCCGACCGCGGTTGGCGCAGCTCAGTTCGGCGTCAGCCTGACCGGCAACTCGGCGACCTTCGACGCCGTGGCGCTCGAACCGATCGCCAACGGCGAGAACGGCGCGGCCAAGCTCCGCAACGAGCCGGGCTTCCACATCTGCATCGCGTCGCAGGCGATCGCGTTCGGCGCGTCGGTCACGGCTGCCGCATCCGGCAAGGTCAACACGGGCGGCGGCACTGCGGAGGGCGTCGCGTTCTCTGCTGCCGGCGCTGACGGCGACCTGATCCTCGTTCGCCCGGCCCTCTAAGCGGCTCGGCTGATCTCCTCTTCACCCACCTTCCAGCACTTCAGAACCACTTCATCAAGGAGTCTTCATGTACGCTTCAACCGCGGGCCGTCGGCCCCGTCAGGACCTCAACTCCGCCCTCGCCAACTTCGTGCAGGGCGGACACGTCGCCACGCAGATCCTGCCCGTCATGGGCACGGCCGAGCAGGGGTTCCAGTACGCACGGATCAACAACGGCGACGCGATGCGGATCGTGAAGACCCGCCGCGCTCCCAAGGCGAAGGCCACTCGCGTCGAAACCTCCTACGACTACGCCTCCGGCTACTGCGAAGAGCGGGCGGCCGAGGAAGCCGTTGACGTGACCGTCGCGGCCCGCGTCGGCGGGAACTTCGAGGCGTCCGAGGTTGCGGCCAACACCGCCGCCGCGACCGTCGCCAACGACCTCGAAAACGACGTGTTCTCGACGATCTTCAACGAGTCGAACTACCCCGTCAGCGGTACGACCGGCCTCACCCCCGGAGCCCTCTGGACTGACGCGGCGTCGTGCGATCCCGTGGCTGACGTGAACGCGGTCAAGGCGTTCCTCGAAGCCCAGGGCACGCCCGGAAACGCGATGGTGATCAACAAGCTCCGGGCCCGCACGCTCTGGAACTCGGACCGCATCAAGAACCGCCTGACGCAGATGTACGGCCGGGTCATCCCCGGGGAGCCCGACGTTGCGGCGCTCAGCCAGATCTTCGAGCTGGAAGTGATCGTCGCCAGCGCGATGAAGAACACGGCCAACCCCGGCGCGACGAACGCCTTCGACTACATCGCCAGTTCGAACTACTGCGGCGTCTTCCGCAAGAGCACGGACATGGCCCTCCGCGACCCGCGTCTCGGCAACATCTTCGTGTGGACGAACGCCTACGCGAAGAGCAACGCGGACATCCTGCCGGTCCCGGCGCAGATGCCGAGCAACATCATGGAGTTCGCCCGCGTCGAGACGTACGACGAGCCCGCGATTTCGTCCGAGGTCGTCAGCGTGAAGACCTTCACCGACGAGCTGCTCATCACCTCGAACGCCTTCAAGCTCATCAAGATCGCCTAAGCGGTCGGCGGCACCTTTCGGGGGCGCGACGGGCAAGGGCACGCGCGCCTCTCTTCCACCACATTCCGGAGAACACTTCATGGCGCAGACGGGAAACCTCGAATCCTCGGGGCAGTTGCTGTACCTATCGAGCAACAGCACGCAGGCGGCATTCTCGCTGACCGAGGGCCGGGCCGCGATGGCGTCCCCCCCGGCGAGTCCGCTCAACTTCCTTTCGATGGGCCCGGCGTCAGGCAAGCGCTACCGGAGCGTGATGATTACGTTCTTCGGCGCGGGCAGCGCGACGCAGACGTTCGACTACAAGGTCTGGTCGATCCGCCGCGGTTTCTCGTCCCCCGACGGCGTGCCTCTCGATTACGAGAAACTCCTCTGGTGCTCGGGAACGGCCACGCTTGGTAGCACGGCGGGCGCGGTGTCGAGCGGCGGCATTCGGACGACGGACCTGATCGCCGACACACTGACGGTCACGGTGTCCGCGTACGCCACGAAGACCGTGGCGGCATATGGCGGTGTGGCACCAAGCGTTCACAGTCCCGGCTCCAACGGCATCGCCCGTCTTTACATCCCCGATCTTGGCAACTCCAGCGACATCATCGTCGAGTTCGACATGACCGGCGCGACTTCGGGCAACTGCCTGATTGAGCGGGGGACCTGATGGCACGCAACACGCTTCAATCCATCCTGAACTTCTGCGGCTCGTCTACGGGCGGGCGCGCGGTGCTCGAAACGTTCGGCGACTCAACCGCCGAGCGTAACGGAAACGGCTGGTCCTACGGCTTTCAGGCCGCGTTCTCGCAGATTGTTCCGTGTGCCGGCATTCTGTGTCCGCCCAACCACAACAGCGGTTCGTCCGAGACTCACGGGTACTGGCAGATGCGGCGGCTCGGCAACGGCGCGACAATGACCGCCCAGGTCGGTTGCGTCAACCCCGTTGACATCGACAGCCAAGGCGGGTATCAGACCACGTTCAAGCAGTACGGGTATCAGGTCCCGCTTCGTGCGGGCTGGCAGGGTCCTCAGTGTGCGTTCTTTGCACACACGACGCTATCAGGCGCAATCAATACAGCTGTCACGACAATTCCCGTGACGGACGGCACGATCTTCTCAAACGGTGCGGGTGCGTCTAAGCGGGCGTACATCTTCGACGGCACGAACACCGAGTGCATCCTCTACACGAACACCGCGACATCGACGCAGATCACAAGCGTTACGCGGAACAGCTTCACGGCATTGGCGACGGGCGGGGCCGGTGCTGGTAACCCGCAATCGTTCTCTTCGGGCGCGATCATCGCCCAGATGGACAACAGCAATTCGAGCGGCTTCCGGTTCTGGCCGTCTCACCCGTTGGACGGGTCCGCCGACCTTGTTTCCGCCGCGTGGTCAATGAGCACGTACGCGACGGCGGCAACGTCTCCGGCTGGTTCGTTCGTGATGCAGACGGTTTCGACCGTGACCCCGCCCGTCACCGATACGACGTGGACCACGGTTGTTGCGGCTGGTTCGCCGCTCAACAAGACCGGTACCGCTCTTGGAACGCTGTCGAAGAACACCCAGACGATTACTCGCGGCTCGCGTGAGTCTGTGTCGATCACGGTCCCGCTGGCGACGGGAAACGCCCTTGGTCCGATCGGCCCGAACTGCATTCTGTACTACGGGTGTTTCGCGTCCGATCGTCCTTACGGGTTCATTCCGTCGATGGGCATTTCGCAGGGCAGCAAGCGGCTGAACGAGATGCTTCTCGACCTTCGGCAGTACCACACGCCGACGGGCATCGTCCACTTTGACACGGGCATGGTCGCTCGGTTCAAGGTCTACATTGACGCGGCTTCGGCTGGCGTCGGCGGCAACGGTCGGGCGGGGTTCGTCGGTGTCTACGCTGGCGGGCACAACGATTCGGGCGGCGGCAACTACAACGCCATTCCCACGCCGTCGGTGCCGTGGACCGTGAACACCACGCTGACGGGATCGACGGTCACCTCTGGCGCGACCTCGATTACCGTGACCTCAACCGCCGGGCTCAACGCAGGCGGCGGAACGATCCGGTGGGAAAACGAACTGATGACGTATACGGGCTTCACGGCCAACACGTCGATCAACGGCGTCACCCGTGGGCAGTTCGGCACTGTGGCGGCGGCTCACGACACGGCGCAACCGATCTACGTCGGCTATCCGCTCCAGCATCCTCGCGGCTTCTTGGCCGACATGCTTTGGTATTACCTGCACCTGAAATCTCTGTGGGTCTCGGCGGGTGGAAATGCGGACTACTTCTGGTTCGTGTGGCCGCGTCCGATCCCGACGAGTGCTTCTCCGGTGTCGGTGGCGGACTCGACTGCCATCGCCAACAACAACGAACGCGAGTTCAAACTTCAGCGGTACTGGCAAGAGTTCGAAAACCTGCTCCAGAACCAATACGACGGTCTGGTTGGCATCAACACCGCCGACACAGGCATTTGGGGCGGTTCGGAAGCGGAGACGCTCGACTACTCAGACGCGGGCGATCCGGTCCACCACAAGCGCCACGGTTACGCGCTGTCGGTCGGTAAGGCAATCCGGCGCGAGGCCGGACTGGTCGGGTTTAGCGGTGAAGCGGGCGGCATTGTTCTGACGAACAGCAACCTGCGAGGGAGGGGCTGATGATCTACACACTGGCGGCGGAAGTCGAAACCTTGCTCAGCCCGTCGCTCCTCAAGGACTGGGGAACCGCCGGGATCATCATCGCGGTTCTGGTCTTCGGAGCGGTCTACATCCTCCCCAGACTTGTCATCATCGGCAAGGACTTCAACCAAGCGTCCGAGCGGCTTGCCTCTGTGCTCGGCCGCGCTGAGGTGGTGGTGAGGCGGGCCGAGGAGATGTACCCGGCACCCAAGATCAAGACGAAGTACCAGGACGGCGACCCGCGAGGGGTCACCGAAAGCTGAAGGGATCACCCATGAGCGCAATTACCGCCATCATCGCCAGTCCGGACGTGCGGTCCACCGTTCGCAAGGTGATCCTGATCGGCGCGGCGTACGTCTGTGCGAAGATCGGTATGAACGCCGAAGCGACCGCCGCCGTGATGGGGCTCGTCGCGTCGGTGCTCCAAGCCTGGTCGCACTACGACGACGGGAAGATCGGAGCCAAGGCCGCCAAGGAAGTGGCCGTCGCGTTCAGCCTTCCGGCACAGGTTCAGCAGGAAGCCAAGCCCGCGCCGACCGAGCCCCAGTCCACCAGCCGCATCGGTCCCGCCGACACCACGGAGAAGCCGGGAACGTGAAACGCACGCTCTACCTCTCGCTCTCGGCTGGCGGCGAGCACACCGCCGCACTGGGCAGGCTCGACGCCCGCTTCGCGTCATACCGCCGGGCGATCGTGGTCGGTGAGCACTTCGTCTGCGCGGACAAGGTGCAGGGGCCTGATCGGATCCTGACCGTCGATGAAAGCCTCCTCGCGGCCGAGCTTGCCCGGCTCGCCCCGCGCGTCAGGCCCGGCGACGTGCTCGTCGCCAACATGGAGGACGGGCACCCGTACTACGGGAAGGACTACGCGGAGGCGTGCGGGACCTTCGCCAAGGCCGTGCGATCGTTCGAGACACCCAAGGGCGTACCGATCGGCTCGGGCTGCTACGGCGTGTTCAAGGCGAACCAGAGCGCAACCGGGAACGTGGTGTACCACTCGAAGCCCCCGTACCGCTCGCCGATGGTGGACTTTGACCGGCCGGCGGACATGCTCACGCGCGAGGATGCGTACATCGTCGGCGAGTTCTACCTCGCCAACGTCTCGACCACCGACGGCGCGACGCCCCAGCCGGGCCGCGTCAGGCTCTCTGATCAGCAGGCATGGATCCGCCGGGACCTGCAGCGCCTGCGGTACTACGCGAACGGTCGCCCGGTGCTTGCGATGGTCAACCCGCTCTACAGCGGATCGCACAGCCGCAAGGGGCAACCGCTCACCGCCCGCGATGTTCGCCTGCTCTGCGATGAGATCGCGGCAACCCCGACGGCGATCCCGGTTCTGTGGATGCACTTGGATAAGGACAACTCGGACGAGGCGTCGGTCGTCCAGGCCGTGACGCTCTGGACCCGTGAATGGTCGATCGCACTCGGACGGCTGCCGACGGCCGCCGCACTTTGAAAGGGACCCCGATGAACGCACACACTCGCCGTGAACCCCTCGAACTCGGCTTCGGCTGGCTCGTCTACCCGGTGCTCGGGATCGTCGCCGTGATCCTCGCGCTCAGCCTCTTCGGCTGCTCGGGCTCGCAGGTCGGGCCGTCATGGGAGAAGGACCCCACCGGCGCGGTCACGTCCCGGAGCACGGACGCCCCTAACCGCGTCAGCCTGTCCAAAGCGGGCGAGACGTGGGACACCGAAAGCTCGGTGCCCGGCTCCTACGTCGAGATGTTCGACGAGAACGGGAACGCCGTGGCTTCGCTTGGCCCCAAATCCCGCGTGATGATCTTCCCCTTCTTCGGGAAGGAAGCCAAGATCGCCAGCGACACCGACGTGACCTTCACCGTGAAGAAGGCGATCATGCCGGACGGGACGCAGCTCGAAGGGTTCACCTTCTCGACGCTGGCTTCCCCGGTGGTCAAGGCTCAGAACGAAGTCTGGGACCGCCTCGGCCCGATCCTGATCGCGCGTGATGCTCGGGCGGCGGAAACCCTGCTCTCGGACAACGAAGCCGTCGCCAAGATCGTCGAAGCCGTCGGGCCGGGCGTGATCGACGTGCTCAAGCTCATCGCCGGGGGGTTCTAATGACGGCCCTCCCGGATGTCCGGAGCATGATGGGCGACGTGATCGGCCTGCTCGGTCGATCCATCACCTACCGCCGCATCGTGCCCGGCGCGTACAACACGACGACCCTCGCCCAAGCCATCACCGCGACGGACTGGACGGTCAACGCCGTCCGCAACCCGTCAGCCACCCGCACCGGCGGGCCCAAAGACGCTCTCTCACACGAATTCATCATCCGCGCGACGGACCTCAACACAGCCGCGGGCTCCACGTATACCCCGGACGCGAACGACCGCATCGTTGACGACGCAACCGTCTTCAAGATCACGCGGGCCGAACGCTCGGCCGACGGGCTCGCGTGGGTCATCTCCGCCCAAACCCTGAAGTGAACCCATGCCAGTATCCGGCACCGTACATATCGACCTTGTGATCGTCCTGCGGATGTTCGCCGCGCGTCTGGCGACGGTCGCAAACGTGACGATGCTCCACCTCGGGCTCGCGCCGGCCGAGTCCGGCGACAGCACGCAGGTTGTCCGCGTCCAGAACATGACGCTCGACTGGGCAGACGGCCGGTCGATGGACGGCATGGAGGAATCGGCAACGCTCGGCATGGAACTGACGTTCATCGGCACCAAGGACGCGGAGGGCGGCGGGCTGAACACCGTCGCGATGATGTTCAACAGGATCAAACAGGCCCTTGACCGCGAACCGCTGACCGACGCAACGACCTCGCACCGGGCCGACGTGCAGATCGGAAACCTCACGATCATCGACGACGCGACGGCCGAGACTGACGGCGGCGGCGATCACGGCGCTCTGCGGTGCTCCTGCACGCTCCGGGCCCGCGTCATTCGGACCAACTCGACCGCTCTCGAGACTTCACCGCCGGTCTGACCCGGCATCTTCACCACCTTCGAGGACTACAACACATGGCCGCGATCAATGCCAACAACGAGCAGCAGATTTCCTTTGCGCAGGACGGGGCAACCGTCGAAGTGACCATCGGCGCCGACACCGTGACGCTCCTGCGCCCGGTGCCCGGCGGCGGCGGGATCTCTTGGACCTACGGCGGGCGCGAATCCCGGACCGACTCGGATCAGGGCGTGCTTCAGCCGCCGCTGATGGGCAACAACCGCCCGACGATGCTGACCGGCAAGTTTCGCTTTACCTCGGACACCACCGCTCAGGCGATCGAGGCGATCCTGCTCACGGAGGGGTCTGGCGGGCTGGTTCAGGAATACACCTGGGTCATCCGCAACCCGACGACCCGCGGCGGCGCGGCGGGCATCATCCACACCTTCGCAACGTGCTCGCTGGTCCCCGGGTCGCTCAAGGTGACGGCGGGCGAGCAGTTCGACGACATCGAGTTCGAGCTCTACTGCCGCGCGACCAAGCCGACGAAGGCCACGTACTGAACACCGGAAGGAATCCATGAAGAGTTGGTCCAAGCAAGTCATCACGCTGCCCCCGCTTCACGAAGGCGAGCCGACGCGATCCATCACCCTGCGCCCGCTGTGGGCCATCGAAACCGACGCGATCGACGAGGCGTATCCGCGCCCCGTCCCGCCGATGGTAAAGAACCCCGCGGCCGGAAGCCTCGCCCCGAAGGTGGCCGACGAAGCAGATCCCACGCACCAGCGAGAACTCCGCAAGTGGCTGAAGTGGGTGAAGCGGGCTCAGGTGTCCGTTTCGATGCAAGCCACCGAGGAATGGACCGGCGACAAGGTGAAGGCGCTGGCAGAAAGGGCAGCGAAGTCGTTCACAAACGATGAGATCGAGCTGCTCTGGGTTCGGCTGCGAGAGCTTTCCACTGGCGAGATGATCCGGAACGCCATGACCATCATCATCTCGCCGAGCGCCGACGGCGGCGAGTCCGACAAGGGCGATTCAGTTCAGGTCCCGGAGGCGTATGCGATCACCGAGGATGGATTGATGATGCGGGCGGCAGAGCGGTTCGGGCAGAACCCCGCGACGTGGCCGAAGACGCTCAGCCCCGAAGAGCGGGCCCTGACTCTCGCAAACGAGTTGGTCCGCCGCAAGGAAGAGAACGAGCGAATGGACGCGATCCGCGCGGCCTTGGGGATGATGGGTGTATGACCGTCTCAATGACCGTGAACACCAGACCACTGAAGGCGGCACTGGCCAAGGCTCGCCAAGCCGTTCCGGCGGTGCGCAAGGAAACGCTTATCGCCATCGCCAACGTCTACGGAAAGATCGTCATGGAGACGGCTCCGATCGACACCGGAAGGTTCATCGCCGGAGAAGCCCAGGGACTGAATGAAGCTGGGGCCGGTCCGTTCCCGGTCCAGAAGGTCAAGGCGGCGGGCTACTCGCAGAAGCGGCGCGACGAGATCACGCGGATGCTTGAGGCTCAGCTTGAATGGTGGCGATACCAGAAGAACCGACTCGAAGCAAGAGGCGTCCGATCAATCGCTACGGGCAAGCAGTCGAAGGACTACACGCTGGCAGTCAAGAACTATCAGCGGTGCATCAAGTATCTGGCGGAGTGGCGAGCCTCCGAGGGCACCGGAGCGGTCATCGGGCTCCAGTTCTGGCAGCGTTTGAAAGAGGCCAAGCGTCGGAAAGACCAGAACCCGGACATGGTGCTGACTCGCGCGTACTCAAGGGTTTACGGAGGCAAGGGCCGACTCATCCAGTACAACGGTCGGGAGGTGCTTTCGCTTCGCAACCTCGAACCCCATGCCTACATCGTGGAGCACAACACGCGGGTTCGGGCCAACGCACTTAGGGCTATGGCGGGAACGGTAAAAAAGGTTTCTCAGGCGTATACAAAGCAGATGGCAGCTGCTTCGGGATTGAGCGTCACGGGCTAGGCGTCAAAGTTGGGGATTTGAGTTCGATCCTCTGTCTCTCCAAATCGCGTTCAATCAGCGTGGTTGCACCGCGAACGATCGCCACAAGGACCCATGCGATGAGTGCCGCCCAAAGCGCTCCCGACAGGACGCCGTTTCTGATGGTCTTCCGCAGGCTAGATCGCGGCATGGTGTCAGCAAGAACAGACATCTGCCTTTCAAGCGATTGAGACAGGTTGTTCAAGTAAATCGAAGTGCGCTCGCTCGCTTCAGTGCTGCGATCAACAGCGGCGATCAAGTCAGGGTCAGCAGGAACAAAATGGTTCACGTCCCAGACCGTCCAACCTTGCGACTTCAGCTCCGAGGCGGCCTGCTCCGGAGTGTCGGCATAGATCGTCTGCCAGTGAGCTTTCGTCTGGCGGTTTGAAATCTCGGCGATCCACTTTTTCACGAGTATCCCTCCGGCCCATCCCCGATCGAGCGTAACCGACCCGGCTGCCAAAGCCAAGGGAAATCGTCCACATGCCCGACCTTCATACTAACCTGATCCTGAACGACAAGCAGTTTTCGGACGGCCTTCGCCGTGCGGAAAGCGGGCTTGGGAGGTTCGCATCCCAAGTCAAAGGGTTCTCCGGCGGGTTGAAGTCTGCTCTGGGGTTGGCCGGTATCGGAACCACAATCGGAGCGGTGGTCGATGCGTTCTCGAAGATGAAGGACGCGCAGACCCGCGTGAACGCCGGCGTCGGCTCGTTCGAAGACAAGTGGACGACCTCGCGCGGAGCAGTGTCGAACATCCTCGCAGAACTCCCCCTCATCGGCCAGATGCTTGACCGCATTGACCGTTCGTGGGGTGGGTTTGAAGAGGGCCGAGTCCGCGATGACGCGACGAACCGCGGGCGTTCGGTAATGTCCGGGCTAAATGAACAGCTTGAAATTGCCCGCGCTCAAACCGACGAACGGCGCGAACAGATCCGGTTGCAACAGGAAGACCGGCAAATCGTCTCCGAGATTGTGCAGATTGAGAAGGCCTCGGGGGAGTATCAGGGCAAGCTTCGTTCTGTCTCTTACGAGCTGTTCAACCTTCGCATGAAGGATCTTCAGATCCGGCAACAGGCCGCCGCGATTGAGAAGCAAGCCGCCGCTGACCTCAAGATTCAGGCCCTAGAGAAAGCGAAGCTCAACTCGGAAGTCGGGTTTCAGGAAAGCATGTTTTCCGAACAGACTTCGATTTTGCGAGAACTCGGAAAGACCGACGAGGCCGACCGCCGCGAGATTGAGCAGCGCCGCCGCCAGATGCTGCGAAACATCTGGAACGACCCAACGCTTGAGCCGTACTCCGACGAAGTACGCCGGCGTTCAGACGAGGTGAACCGCATCGCTGCCGAAAGGCTTCAGATCCTCAATGAGAAGTCGGTCAAAGACCAGTACGCGCGAAGCGTTTCTGGTGCGGGCTTGGATTCTGGAACCTTGGGGCAGATGTTTTTCAGTCGAACGTCAGATTCGCAGGCAATCGCCAAGCGGGCGGCAGAGGCCGCCGAACGCCAGGCGAAGGAATCGGCAAGGCATACGGACATGCTTCGACAAATCGAGAGGAACACAGCAAGGAACAACGGTTACGCTTGACCCGGCGATCCCGGTGCTGGCCGGATTCCTCTACCCCTCACTTCTTCGACTACGGAAACACGCGCGATGCCGATCCAAGCCTTCGAGGTTGACGACGCCGACCACGCATCCACGCTCTCGCTCGGGCGTGAGGGACGCACCGGGCGGCGCTGGTTCCGCGTCAACACCGGGCGCGTCAAGGAAGCCGCCACCGCTACGGGCATCCCGAACATCGGGGACCAGTGGGAGACGGTCGGGCCGCTCTCCAACCTGCTCGTCACGAACATCGGGCCGGTCGATGTCTGGTCGCACAAGGCCGGAGCGACGGACGACACCCGCGGCTGGTCCTACGTGCCCGTGGACTACGCCGAGCCTTCGGTGCTCGGATCCGCCGGCACGATGACGCCGCCGATCGGGGCCGCGATCAACTACACGCTGTACCGCCGCTCGCTGAACACGGTGACCGTCGGTCGCGGCCTGAAGTTCGACGCCAACGACCCCAGCCCGACGGCGATGCCCGCATGGTCTGGCATCACGGTAGAGGCCGACACAAACGGCGCTCTCCGCGTGGCGCTCGGCGACGGGATGCCCAAGCAGGTCGCGGTACGAACCGCCGAGGTGCATCTCTTCAGGCCGCTGGTCAACCCGTTCGACGAAGACGCTCTTGATGCCCTTGCGGACGACACCGCCGTCAACTCCGACACCGTGGTTCTGCCCCCGGTCTACCCCTCCGCGCGGACCCGCTCGTTCACGAAGGGCCGGCTGCTGTTCCTCGGATACGACCTCAGCTTCGAGAAAGACCTCTGGCACGCGACCCTTCAGTTTGAGATCGGGCAGAATCACTTCTACTACTGGGCGAACGTGGACGAGAACGGCGTGCCGGAGGGCCAGAAGGTCTACGCATCCAAGCGGTACCGTAACGCGGCCATGACGGGGATACTCGCATGACGATGACACCGCCAAAACGAGTGCGCCCGAACGATCCGGTCCGCGCCGAGGATCATAACTCGATCGTGGAGTACCTTGAACAGCTCACCCGGCTTCGGCTGGGCACGGGCCTGTCCGGCCGCTTCGACGCGCAAGGCGGCTTGCAGCTCGCTCTCGCGTTCAATTCCCTCGCGTCGAACGTTCACCCCGCGATCATTCTTCGCGTCAACGGATCAGCCACGACGCCGACGGGACCGATCGTCGCAAGCGGCGTGGTCTATACCGCAGGCGTCATCGGCCGGTTCAGCGAGCCAAGCCCAGGCGTCTTCACGGGGCAGGTTCTGAGCGACGTACTGCCCGCCTACGGCCGCCAGGTCAAAGGCCCCGAAGCCGATGTCCTCATGGTCCGCCCGGCCGAGGTGGGATCCTTCTGCCTCATCATCACCACCATGCGACCCGAGGGCGAGGGCAACCCCGTCGGCGAGCTCTGCCTGATCCCCGGCGGCACCCGCGGCGAGACGCCGTACGCCGAATCCTGCTCCGCTTCCTGAGCTACACCATGCCAACGCTCGTGAACCGCAAAGAGACCGTGACCGGGAACTTCCGGCTCGACAACACCGTCGGGCGGCTGCTGATCCCCGTGACGGGCGCCGACGGCGTGATCGTCACCGCGTCTCGAGAGTTTGGCTCCGCGTGGTCCACGGTCGTCCTCTCGGTCAAGCGCGTCTCCGGCATCGGCAACGTCTCGCGGGACTTCGCCACGCCCAGGACCATCGCGGCGGGCGGCGGACAGGTCAGCCTGACGCCGGACGACCTCGCAGGCGTGGATTGGATCGAGGTGGCGTACTCGTCGGGCGCGGCGGAAGCGTCCGGCACGACCGCCATGATCGGGGTTGCGACGAACGTCATGCTCGACGGGCACGTTTCGCCCCCGCCGCCGGCAGAGTCTTCCAGTTCATCGTCCGGTATGACCTTTGACGAGGTCGCTTCCCTTGCGGCCTTCGCCGGAGACTTCGCATGATCCTGGCTTCCACCTCTGACCTGATCCAGCTCATAACCTCCGCCAGCGCGGACATCGCCGTTCAGGCGTCGTGGTCCGACAAAACCGCCACCTCTCTGACCCCGGGCCGAACCAACACGGCCATCGCGTCAGCCACGACGACGACAGTTGTCGGCTCCCCGGGCAGCTCCACTCAACGGGCGGTGACATCGCTCAAGGTGTCGAACGTGCACGCCTCGACCGCGAACACCGTGACGATCACACACACCGACGGGACAACCGCGGTGCAGGCGTGGAAAGGCGTGCTCGCGGCGGGTGAATCGGTGGTCTACGACGGCCGCACGTTCATCGTCTTCAACTCGGCCGGTCGGCCCGTGCAGCCTCTCGGCGGCGGGCCCGGTGATATCCAGAGCTCGACCACGCCGGGGGCCGGAACCTGGACGAAGCCGACGCACTTTACCCCAACATGGGTCATGGTGATCGCGTACGGCGCGGGCGGGGGGGGCGGCGGCGGAGCATCGCAGACGGGCGCTGTGGTCCGAACCGGAGGGTGCGGCGGCGGCGGCGGATGCCGTGTGGTCGGCCAGTATCGAGCTTCGGACCTTGGAACGACGGAGCCCTTCACGGTCGGCACTGGCGGCCTCGCTGGAACGGCGGGCGCAAGCGGGGCCGACGGCGGCGCAGGCGGCATCGGCGGATCGACGACCTTCTCTTCGGGCGTAAACCTCCTCACGGCGTTCGGCGGCGGCGGCGGGGCGCTCGGCGACAACGCTGCTTCGGCTTCGTCCGGCGGATCCGGCGGCGGGTCTTCGGCGGCCGGCATCACGGGAACCACGGCGGCACAGTCAGGCGGCGGCCCCGGAGCCCCGGCAACCCCGAACGGCACCTGCGGGGCCAACAGCCTCAACACGGCCGGGCAGCCCGTCTGTGCCGAGTTTGGCGGGGGAGCGGGCGGCGGGCATACGAACGTTCCCGCCAACGGCATCGGGGGCGGGTCGCTCTTTGGCGGGACGGGGGGAGGGTGTGGAGCTGGGGCGACGGTCGCTCCGGCGCTCATCAACGCCACGGCGGGCGGGCCTCACGCGATCACCGGATCCGGCGCGGGTGCGGCGGGAACCTCTGGCGCGGCACCGACGGCTGGCACGGCCGGCACCGCGGGCACCATGTACGTCGGCGGGCTGGGCGGCGGCGGAGGCGGCGGGACGATCACTGCCAACACCAACGGAGCGGCCGGCGGGGCCGGTGGCCTCGGCGGAGGCGGAGGCGGCGGGGGCGGCGTGGGCTCCAACACGGGCACGGGCGGGCCCGGAGGCGTCGGCGGCTCGGGCGCGATCTACATCATTACGTGGTAAGCCATGAACACCCTCAACCGCTCAGACATCTCCGCATCGCTCTCGCTCTCCTCGGTGACATCGAGGCTGGTGCTCAACACGCGCGACGCGAACGCCGTCACGATCTACGCCGACAGGGAGTTCGGATCGTCCTGGGGGACGTTCGTGCTCTCGGTCAAGCGTCTGGCGGCCCTCGCACCGGCCGCGGTGGACTTCGACACCCCGCGAACCATCCCCGCAGGCGGCGGCGTTGTGACGATCGGCCCGTTCGAGATGCTCGGGGTTGAGCGCATCGAGCTCGCATGGTCCTCCGGGTCCGCCGAAGCCTCAGGAACGACCGCCCGCATCATCGCCACGATCGAGACACGCAACGGCCCGGCGACGCCCGGACAGACCGCCGCGGCCCCCAGCATCGGCGTGAGGCAGCTCACACTCGGGGACCCGATGACCGACTCGCCCGACCCCGGCGGCGAAAGCTGAGCCACACTTACCCATACAGACCCACACTTACCCACACTTCTGAGGACTACGCATGGCAACCTTCAACAACGACGTGATCTCCACGAACCTCCTGACCGCCATCGGCGGCGTTGCGCCCTCCGCCGGCGACGAGGTGGTTCTCCGCCAGTACGACATCGACTACACCGCGGGCCTGACCTTCGCCAACGACCTGCTCTTGATGCACCTCCGCCCCGAGTGGAAGGGCAGCATCCCGACGACCGACCTGATCTTCACCGCCAACCGCACGGGCGCAGGCAAGGTGATCGTCGAATGGTCCGGGCGGCTGGTCCGCATGGCCTCTGCCGCCGCGGCGAACGTCTGGGGCACGCTGGATTGGAACCCGGTCGGCGGCGGGACGGGCCTCATCTCGACCGTCACGCCCACCCTGACGTTCTGCCGCTCGGGCACGCTGATCTTCGCCGACACGGTGATCCCAGGCACGGTCCGCGTCTTCGGCGGCCAGATGGAGCTCCGCGAATCGGCCTCGAACACGTTCACGAGCCTGATCTGCTCGGGTGGCGTGACCAAGATCCAGCGCGACGGGACGACCTTCGAGGTGAACGGAACGGGCCTGGCCGAGATCGACTCCACCGCCTTCAGCCCCGCCAACACGTACATCCGCGGCGGGACCGCCCGCTACCGCAACGCCGGGGCGTCCGGGGGCAACCTCTACGCCTACGCCGGGGTCATCGACTTCACCGGGTGCGCGTCGGCCATCACCTTCGGCGGCGGCGAGCTGCACCCTGGAGCGACGATCCTGAAACGCAAGAACGTCTCGATCGACCTCAGCGCCTGCACCGACTACGGCGCGAAGATCATTCAGAACTGAACCCATGCCACGCGGTCACCTCATCCGCCCGTCCGGGGCGTTCGGCATCCTGAGCACCGGAGCCTTCGCCGTCACGGGCGAGGGCGGGGTATGCCCTGAATGCTGTGGGGAGCCCGACGGAGGGCCGAGCGGGGCGTGCGGGTGCTTTCCGGTGGTGCACGCAGGAGGAGCTGGTGGGGCTGGTGGGGGAACGTGTGGCGTGCCGACGTTTGCGTCGGGGCTGGCGTGGTCGATCAGGATCGTCGGGAGTGTCACGTACTCAGAGCGTGAAGAGAACCTCACGCAGGGGCGGGTGCTCTCGGATGTGCCCGAGCAGGTGAGGGCGTTTGACGTGACGACGCTGGTGACGGGGGGCGCGTGCCAGTCGCAGGGGTCGGCGCCGCGGGACCTGGGCACGCCGATCACGTTCGTGCAGAACGCGCCAGCGGGGCCGGGGCGGCGGCCGCAGCCGACGCTGAGGGTGAGCGCCTTGGCGGGCAACTTCTCGCCGTCGGAGCGGCAGGGGTGGAGCTTGTCGGCGTTGCAGCAGTCGACGTTCGGAAGGGTCGGGCCCTCGTCCTACCTCGCGCCCGCGCAGAACCATGTCGCCATGACGGCCCTCGAACGGTTCACGCAGGGGCTTGCGATGAACGGGATCTCGCCCGTCGTCGACACGATGGCGGCGGTGTGGCTCGGTGGGCAGGATGGGGCGGGCGAGGCCGTCGCGCAGGCGTTTGTCGAGAGCACAAGGTCCATGCAGGAGCTCGCCGGCAACTACTACGTCGCGTTCGCGGGCAGCGGCGGCGATGGAACGCTCTCGCGATCACGCGAGGGGTGTCTGTATGTCGCGAGGCGGACGTTCGCGGTCGGGTTTGTCGGACGGCTCGGCGCAAGCGAGATCGTCGAGCGCAGGATGAACTATGCCGGGGGGTGGAGCGTGGAAATGCAGCTGGTGCGGTGCGTCGCTGGCGGCTCTCTGAGGGGCAGCACCGGCCCAGAGGACCCCAGAGTCATCGACGCCGCAGAGAGGCTCCTGCGGGGCTGCAAAGGGTGCGGGGAGAGGTAGGCTCAGCCCGCCCGCTTGCGACCTGCTTTGCACAGACGCGCCATGGCAAGATTCGTCAGCCCCACCAGATGCGAGGCCGTGATGCGGAAGGGGCCCACTTCCCCGTTCCCGAACACCACCAGCCCAACGGGGTCGATATCCACACCCGCAAGCCGAGGGGAGAGCACTGGCATCCCGGTCATGGTGAAGCACGCGAGCGCCAAGGCAAGGTCACCCGGGGGCAGAACACGGTCGATGTGCACCGTGGCAACATACTCAAGCCACGCCAAGGCATCTTCAGGGGTCATCCCGGGCCTGCCGCGCCCGTACGTGAAGTCGGGCACGGAGCCCAAAGGCTGGCGCTGGAAGAACTCCTCGTAAGCCCTCGACACGGACGCAAACCAGTGGGTGAGCTTGATCTCCCGATGCTCAGACGCATCGGAGAGGTCAGGAGCACACCCAATGAGCAGGGAGAACGCGGGAGCGGCTCTAGTCATGGACGGATCATACCGCAAGTAAGCCGCAAGTAAGCCGCACGTCGCATGCCTGAGAGGCTGTGCGAGAAGCGGTGAAGGAACCCGGACAACGGCGGAAGTCAACCCCGACAAGGGCGGACAACGGCAGACAAAGACGGACAAGGACGTACAAAGCGCACGGGCGTTCGGCATGCGACACCCCGCGTCTGAGTGCCTGTACGGGACGTGACACCCCCCCCCGGCAAAGGTACTCCCCTGACCCGGGGACGACCCGCAGCATTGCGTGTCTCGGATTTGCGAGTGTGTGCCGATTTTCCGCTTGGTTTCGGCCGGCGGCGAGCGTTTCAGGCGGCGATGGTCACCGGAATCTGTCGCGGGGGGTGCTGTATGTGGGACGAGGACGACTCGGACGCACAGGAAGCCATGCGGCAGGAGGTTGTTCCCGGGGTATGGATACCTCGTGACTCCAGCGACGACGAACCAGAAGAGGAAGCGCCATGACGGCACCGCCCTTCACCGTGGAAGCCAAGAACCCGCAGGTCGTGACCGTCCGGTGCAAGCCGAGCGGCAAGGACTGGTGTCAATGGTTCCTGCTCCGAACCGACGCCCACCATGACAACCCGCACACGGACCAGGACCTCGAGCGCAAGCACCTACAGGAAGCAGTCGAACGGGGCGCTGGGGTGGTCTGTGCAGGCGACTTGCATTGTGCGATGCAGGGGAAGTGGGACAAAAGGGCTGACAAGTCATGCCTGAGGGAAGAACACCAATGCGGGGACTACCTGGACGCGCTCGTGCGAACCGCATCGGAGTTCTACGCGCCCTATGCAAAGAACTGGATCGTCATGGGGCGTGGGAACCACGAGTCGAGCATCAAGAACCGGCACGAGACGGACCTGACCGAGCGGACGATCGAGCGGATTCAGATGCTCACGGGCACGCGGATCCCGAGCGGCGGTTACACGGGCTGGGTGCGGATCCTGCTTGAGCGTGGGAACCACCGAGCGAGCGTGCGCCTTTGGTACTGCCACGGGTGGGGCGGCGGCGGCGCCGTGACGATGAACATGATCCAAGCGGCGAACCGGATGCCGATGATGGTGGACGGGGCGGACGTGATCTTCACCGGGCACGTGCATGAGGCGTGGGTGGCCGAGAAAGTGCGGGTCGGCCTGTCGGACATGGGAGAGATTCGGCAGCGGACCCTGCACGTCTGCCAAGGGGCGACGTACAAGGACGAGTACGGCGACGGCCGCGGCGGGTGGCACGTAGAGACGGGCAAGCCCCCGAAGCCGGTGGGTGCGTGGTGGATGAAGGTTGAGCACATCGCGGGCGAGCCGGTCGTTTCGTTTGAGCGGGCGAAGTGAACAACCAGGTCTGACACCTCCCGGAGCAATCCGGCCGACGCCCTAGGCCACGCGCCCGGGGCGTTTCTCTTTGCGCTGAAGAATCCTTCACGCGGCCTCAACGAACGCCGCTGCATCGCCGCTTGCTCTGTCCGGGCAGCCGTGGAACCGCTTCGCGTCGAAACCTGCGCGTCCGATACCCGCGTGGAAGTCCGAATATACCGGGGAAACCACGAGGTAGCGTCATTTTCCTTCGGGGATTCGGGCGGGGCGGGCATGATGGGGTCCATGCGACCCCAACAACCCGTTTCGTACCCGGCCCCGGCGCTGTCCATTGCGCAGGCAAATCCGCTTTCGACCGCGCTTGCGAGCTGGCAAGCGGATATGGACCGCAGGGGCGTCGGCGAACGCGGCTCGGGGATGTTCGTCAAGCGGGTCCGCGTCGCGGCTGCGGCGTGCGGGTGGAGCTCGCCGGCGGATATGCGGTACGACCAGGCGGCCGAGTACCTCGCGGCGACGCGGAAGGAACGCGGCTGGGCCGGCAACACCACCGACGGCGTGGTCTCGGCGCTGCGGTGCTTCTCGAGGTTCTGCCACGCGGCGGGGCTGGTCGGCATGGACCCGTTTCTCCAGCTCAACCGATCGGGCGAGCAGGGCGGCCCGGGCGACCGGGCGCTCACCGTCGCGGAGGTGCGTTCCCTCATCACCGTGGCAGCGGCAACGACGGCGCGGGATCGGCGCTCAAAGTGCCCGCGTGGGCTGTACTACGGCTTCCTCGCGCTCACCGGGCTTCGCACGATCGAGGCCGAGAAATGCACATGGGGCGACGTGGACCTAGACGCGGAGATCCCGTCGATCTGGTCCGATCCGTCGTGGTCGAAGAACGGCCAGCGGCAGCGTGTGTGCTTGTGCCCCGAGATTGTCGAGAAGCTCCGCGAGTGGCGGCGCTGCGTGCCGAACGGCCGGAAGGACCTTGTATTTCCGCAGGTCCCGAACCGGGCAACGTGGATCAAGGATCGTGTCGCGGCGGAGATCCCCGAGGTTGACGCACGCGGGCGACGGGCCGGAATGCACGGGCTCCGCAAGGCGTTTGCGACGTGGCTGTACGAGACAGGCGCGAGTGATGCGACCATCTCGCGGCTGCTCCGGCACGGGGCGACGCTCGCACAGAAAACGTACGTGGACCCCGCCCCGACCTTGGAAGTCGAAGCCGTGAACAGGTTGCCGAAGATTTTTGACGGAGTGCAAGTGTCGGTGTACGCGGGACTTACGCCGACCATGCCGAAAAATGAGAACAAAGCCGCTTGCGTGAACGCGGAGAAGCCGATAAGGTCTATCAGCGACCCCGTTTCACGCACAGCTCATCCAGCCGAAAACAACCCTCCTGTTCGCCAAACGAATGGGGTCGCTTCCAGAGGTTCGCCTCCGGGGGGGTTGTTTTCGGTGGATGGGGAACCCGCCCGGGAAAGCTCGGCGGCTAGGCGGGAGTCGCGGTCAAGCGGCTCTCGGGATCAGAACAGGCCACGTTTGCAGCCTTCGAATGGGTATTCACGGGCTGAAAATGACGCTGTTCTGATCTTCGCCGAAGCCGTCGCCCGACTGGGCCGGATGCTGGAGCGAAGGCATGGCACAGGATCAGACACCGGCGACGACGACCAAGGCGATTGAGGACGGTGGACCGGCGTTTCCCCTTTCGTACCTTGCGGCCATGAACGGTGCCGTGGTGGACTTTGGAGCCACGGGCGGCATGGCCCTCCGCGACTACTTCGCGGCACAGGTGATGACGGGGCTGCTCGCCAACCCTGACGAAGTGTCGGCCGACTCTCCCGGCGGAGTTGCCGCCTACCTCGCTCGTTGGTCCTACACGCTCGCCGACGCCATGCTGCTCGCCCGCAAAGGCGGTGTCGCGTGAACAACCACGTACACCCCGTCTTCGCCCAGATCCTGAACGAGCACGGCCCGAAGTCCGTCGCGGCTCACACGCTCGCGGCCGCGATCGACAACGCCGAGATCCACGCCGCCAAGCACGACGCCCACTTCGGCCCGGTGCTCCGCGAGGACGACGGCTCCGCGATCGACGCGGCGCTGCGTGGCCCGGACAAGCCCAAGCTCCGCGCGGAGATTGAGCGGCTTGAACGGCACCATCGCGGCATCGCAAAGCTCGACCTGCCCGACTCGCAATCCGGCGCGACGCTCCGGCAGATCGCGGCGAGCATCGCCAAGCTCAAGGCCCACCTCGCGGCCGCGATCGTCGCCGGGGCCCTGGTCTTCGCTGCCGCGTTCCCCGCCGGCTCGCCTTCGACCGACGCGACATTCCCGATCGCTCCGCACGAAGCGAAGCAGGCCCCTCTCACACCGAGCGTCATGGACGACGCTTGGGGGCTGACGTCCTGGTCCTGATCCCCCTCCAGCCGGGGCGCGGCTTGTGCTGCCCCCGGCAATTCGGCGACGGAAGGTAAGAACCGCCCGTCGCCTTTATGAAAGCAACAGCCCCCACAACCGAGCCGACGGCGGATGAACTGCGGTGGATCCGCGAACGCGTGCGGTGCCAGCAGTCTCGGTACCGCCGGTGGATCCTCGAGACGTTCTGCCCGCGCGGTGGATGCGAGGGCGTGATGGAACCTGCGGAGCCCTACGCGGCCGAGCCGGATGTCGGGCTGAAGGCGTTCGCAGGCGGGCATCGTTGCACCGATTGCGGTTTCGAAGTTGAGGACTGAAAGGGATGAACATGACGACGATGCGGACGATCAATCAGCTCGCAGGAACGAACATCGTGGCAGCGGCGATGCTTGCCAAAGCTCCCACGCCCGCACCATCCCCCGAACTCATCGACCTCGCCGACTACATCGGCTGCCTGCGGATAGGCGTCTCGCCGCCGCCCGCGATGCGCGACCGCGTGGCCGTGGTGCTCGCCCGTGTGTCGGCTTGGAAGGCGGCGAACCAGTGACCCAGATCCACGACTACGCCACCCCCGCCGACCGCGACGCCTTCGCCAAGGGCACGCCCGGGATCTACGTGAACGTCCCGTTCTTCGTGTACCTCAAGCACCCGGCGATGTCCCGCTCGGCGGTGATGACGGTCCTCAATGAAACGCTCGCGCACTTCAAGCACGAGCGCGACAACCCGGACCACAGCTTCAGCGAGGCGTTCCTGTGGGGCTCGGCGGTGCACTGCCGACTTCAGGAGCCCGACGAGTTCGCTCGGCGGTATCGGCGGGCACCGGAGAACCTGAAGACGGGGCAGCAGTTCGGCGCGGCGTCCAAGGCGTTCGCCGAAGCCCTCGAAGAAGCCCGCGCCGACGGCTGCGAGCTGTACCTTGACTCGTGGAACCTGGACGCGATCTGCGACGCGATCCGCACGCACCCCGACACGCGGCGGATCCTCGAAGGCCGCCCGCTCATCGAAGCGACGGTCATCTGGACGGACGAGGAGAGCGGCCTGCTGTGCAAGGCCCGGCCGGACAACCTGAACATCGCGGCGGGCATCTTCTGCGACGTGAAGACCGCCGAATCCGCGAACCCCGCGAAGTTCATGCAGTCCGCGTGCGAGTACGGGTACTTCGACCAGGTGGCTCACTACGCGAACGGGCTGAAGGCTGTGTTTGGGCGCGAGTTCGACGGCTACCTGATCCCTGTCGAGAAGAAGCCGTACCACGCCGTCGGGTGCTACGCGGTCACGATGGACGAACCGCGCGAGAACGAAGGCGACGAGCCGACGCTGATGGTCGCCCGCGAGCGCGTGGCCTGGGCGCTCAAGCAGATCGCCAAGGCCGAGAAGCTGAATCAGTGGCCGGGATATCGCGAGCAGGTCCTGAGCGGGACCGCGCGGTACCGCAACAGCCTGAAGTGGCGGAAGCAGCGAGAGCCCGGCGCGGGGTTCGACAAGGTGGTAGAGGAACCGAGTTTCATGGGAGGACCTGACGATGGCACAGATTTCAACTTCTGAGATCGACAAAGCGTTCGCGGCCGTAGACGCCCAGCCGCCACAGGAACCGGGCAAGCTCGCAACGGTGGTTGAGCAGCCCAAGCAGCTCTCAAAGACGCCGATCCGCATCGAAGCCGGAAAGCTCGTCCCGGCCAACTTCGAGGAGGTCGGCCGGATTGCGACCATGATGGTTCGCGGGAACACCATCCCGCCGTCGTACTGGGGCAGCAACAGCAAGCCCCGCAACTACGACGAATGTCTCGCCGCCGTCACGATGGCGATCTTCAAGGGGATGCGTCAGAACATGGACCCGTTCGAGGCGGTCCAGAACCAGTACGTCGTCAACAACGTACCGCGGTTCTGGGGCAAGGCCGTGCCGGGCATCGTCAAGGGCAAGCTCTACCAGCGTGGCGAGCGGGCGATCGAGACGCTCACGTACAAGGGCGAGGGCGAGGCCCGCGTCTGCACGATGAAGGTCGTCCACGAAACGGCGGATGGTCGCAAGCTCGGCGAGATCGAACGCTCGTTCTCGATGGCAAACGCCAAGGCGCAGGGGCTTCTCGGCAAAGACACTTGGAAGCACTCGGCCGACCGGATGCTCATGCACCGCGCCCGCACGTATTGCTACGACGACCTCTTCCCGGACCTGATGATGGGCATCGAGGTTGCCGAAGTTGCCGACGACATCGTGACCATCGAACAGCAGGCCGAGCGCAAGTCCCTCGACCAGCGTCTCGCCGAAACGAAGCAGACGGCGGAAACGCCCCAGACCTGATCCCTCTCCAGCCCGTCCGCGACCGCGAAGGCGGCGCGGCGGGTTTGCCCCCTCCCCGGCAACCCCGGGGCCAACGCCCGCCGCGTTCCACGAGTGCGCGGCGTGCATTCGAAAGGAGTCCACCCGATGGCAAAGAAGTCGAAGAAGTCCGAACCCGCTCCGAAGGGCAAGCCCGCCGCGAAGGAGGCCGCAAAGCCCGAGCCCAAGCCGATCCAACCCGCCCCGAAAGTCGTCTTCAATATCGACTCTGCCGGTGCGGAAAAGCTCGAGCGTCTCACCTCGTTCATGGGCACGATTTACCTCCGCAAGCAGAAGTACACCACCGATCGCAAGGCGGCATTCGAGAACCGTGACGCGACGCAGAAGGAACTCGCCGCTCTTGGCCTTGAGGCGCAGGAGGCACGCACGCCCGAGTACCTCAAGCTCCGCGCGGACCTGGGCGAGACGCTCGACTCGATTGCCACGCTCGATGCGCTCATCAAGGCGTGCAACAACTCCTACGACAAGCTCGCGGGGGAATGCTCGGAAGGCAAGTTCGCTTTCGCCGAGCTGACCATCGACGAACTGCTCGAAGATGCGTCGAAGAAGTCCGGCCAAATGACGCTCGCGGACCTCAAGGGCAACGGCACCCTCCCCGGCCCGGGCTCGTCGTGGAAGAAGATCCACGCCGCACGCCCGGACCTGTTCGGCGGGCGCGAGTGGTCGGCGGTCCACAAGTTCACGGCGAAGCTCGAAGACCTCCGCGCGGGGGCGATCCCGTGCGACAACCCGCTCGTTCTGGCGAACTACCTCGTCCAGAAGTTCAACGAGCCGGACCTCACGACCAAGGACCGCGAGAGCGTGCTCCCGGCGGCTCCCGCGTGGTTCCATCAGGCTCTGCGTGCGGTCATGGCCGAAGCCGCCGAAGGCAATCTCGGTTCCCCGGACAGCGAAGAGCACGCGACCGACGCCGAGTCGATGCTCAATCGCTTCGAGCGATGCGCGGACGCGGACCCGGATGCGTGGCTTGCGATCGCGGGCGGCGCTGACGGGGCCATGAACAAGCTGATCCTCGCGGCGGCCGAATGAATCTCTCCTGTCGGTCGGGTCGTCTTCCCCGGCCGGCTCTCCTCTACCGGGGCTCGTTGCAACACGGCGGGCCCCGGATTTGAACACCATGAACACCCTCCACCACGGCGACAAGATGCCCACCTGCCACCGATGCCAGCGCCCCGCCGGATCGCTGCTGAACCGCTACGGCGAGCCCGACGCGATCAGCCCGACGACGGCGCTGGGGCCGCTGGAAACGTGCGAGTGCGGGCGCGTGGTGTGCCCCGAGTGCCGGGATGAATGCTGCGACCGGGAGGTGAAGCCGTGATCCTCGGCATCGACCCCGGCTCCAACTGCGGCTGGTGCGTCATGGCCGACGACGGCGCGGTCGTCGCGTGCGGGACGTGGGCGCTCAACACGCCCCCGAGCCGGTTCCGCGGAACGCTCTTCGTGCGGCTGCAATCGCACCTCGAAACGGCGCTCGCTGGCGCACCGTGCACGCTGATCGTTCACGAGCGCGTCTTCCAGAACACCAGCGAGGCTCAGGACCGCATCTACGGCGGGATCGTCGGCATGATCGAGACGGTGGCCGCGTCGTGGGAGATCCCGACGGCGGCGGTGGCGGTGGCGACGGCGAAGAAGCACGCGACCGGCGACGGCCGCGCGGAGAAGCCCGCGATGCTCGCGGCGGCGCGTGCCCGCTGGGGCGACAAGGTACAGACGCACGACCAGGCCGACGCCTGCTGGCTGGCGGACGCGGCGCGGCTCGGCTTGCACACGCGGATCGCGGAGGCCAAGGCGGCGAAGAAGAAGCGGGCGAAGCGGGCCCGGCTCACGAAGTAGGTCGCAAAGCCCCCGCAACGTCGAGAGGCGCGGCGGGGCGTTGAAAACTGGCGTTTCCTATGTGGAAAACCGCTGCATTCAAGGCGAGGTAAGCATGATTCTGGTAGACTGCACGCACTTCCCCATGCAACCTAATTCCGCCACAACGGGCCGCCCCTGTTCCGATGCCATGCTTTCTCGCATGGGGAAGTCTTCGGATGCGGGGGCGGCTCGCGTTGGTGGGAAAAGGATTGCCATGAACCCTCGCAATATCAGCAACCGTGTTCGGTGGGAAGTCATCAAGCGGGACGGTTTCAAATGCTCGTACTGCGGAGCATCCGGAGTCCAGCTCGTCGTGGATCATGCTCGGAGCGTTGCGGACGGTGGCGGGAACCGTCTTGTCAATCTCCGCGCGGCCTGCCTGCCCTGCAACATCGGGAAAGGGCGGCAAAGCATCCCTTTCACGCCGGGTCCTCCGAAGCTGCTGAGCATGAATCGTCGGGAGTACGTCGGTGCTGTTCGTACGTTCCGTGACGCTTTCTATGGGTGGCGAGAGATCACGCGGTCCAGGGTCGAGGAGTTGAAGTCTGCCGCTTATGGGTGCCCGTGCGTCTGCCGCTCGTATGAACTGAACTGCGCCGAGGAAATCATCCAAGGCGAGTACGGTGGGATCAAGCTGCTGGAAACGTGGATCGGGTTGGCGGCAAAGGCAAGGGTCCCGGAACGTGACTGCTTTGTGTACGTGTGGCAGTGTTTCCGTGAGTACGAGATTCATATGGACGAAACGGGGGCGATTGATGGCCGGTGATTGGACTCCACTTCGAGACAACATCCACGACGACCCGGACGTGTACGCGCTCGCGGCGGCGCTCAAGGTCAAGGACTCGGACCTGATCGTCGGGAAGCTGACGCGGTTCTGGGCGTGGGCATCGCAGCACACGCAGGACGGTCGGCTGCCCGGTGCGACGTTCGACCTGATCGACCGGGTGAGCCACCTCAAGGGCTTCGGGCGGGCGATGGTGTCGGTCGGCTGGCTGGTCGAAGTGAGCGGCGGGATGGAGGTTCCGAGGTTTGATCGGTGGATGTCGAGGGGGGCAAAGGCCCGGCTCGGCGAGACGAAGAGGAAGCAAATGCAGCGCGGATCTGTCCCGGAATCTTCCGGACAGAACCCGGAGTTTGTCCCGAAAATGTCCGGACAAAAACGGGACTACAGGACAGGACAGGACAGGACAGAAGAGAACACCACTGCCCCTCCCGTTGTTTCTGCGCCCACTCCGCCGCCGAACCCGACGCCCCCGAGTGTGAGAGATGCGATCGGATCGGCTGGCCGATTCCTCGCAAACCGGCAGATCGCAACCGGGAACGCCCCCGAGGGGTTCGCGGCGTTCGTCAAGGCGTACCCGACCGGGCTCGCCCTGGACGACGACGGGATGCTCGCGATCTGGCGGGCGAAGGGGCTGGAGGAGATCCGCGACGAGGTGCTGGCCGGGCTTGCGCGGTGGAACGCGAGCGAGAAGTTCCAGACGGGGCACGCGCCGGCCGCGACGACGTTCCTGACCCGTGGCGACTGGGCGAAGGCCCCGCCGCCACCGAAACCTGTGGCAGCGCCGAGATACGGCGGAGGTGCGTTTTGAACACGATCGACGACGTACTGAGCGGGCGGGCGAAGTGGTGCGTGGTCACGGGGGATTGCCTGGACGTTCTCCGCACCATCCCGGCGGGGAGCGTGGATGCGGTGGTGACGGACCCGCCGTATGGGATCAACTACGAGGCGTCTCGATACCCCCATTCTTCGTTCAAGGGTGTGATTGTTGGCGACGACGCCCCATTCGACCCGTCGCCGATACTTGCCTTGGGACTGCCCTCGATCATGTGGGGCGCGAACAACTATGCAGAATCGCTTCCGAGAGGCGGTTGGCTGTGTTGGGACAAACGGGAACACGAAGCCGCAGACAAAATTCTCGGTTCTCCGTTTGAGTTGGCGTGGTGTTCCGTTCCAACCAAGTTCGCAATGGTGCGGTGCTTGCATTGCGGGGCAGTAAACGCTGATGGTGCGGGACCAAGGCATCATCCGACAATGAAGCCTCAGCGCGTGATGAAGTGGTGTCTAAGCGTTCTTGCGATTGACGAGAACGCCATCGTTCTCGATCCCTACGCCGGTTCCGGTTCAACAGGCGTCGCTTGCGTCCAAACGGGCCGCCGCTTCATCGGCATCGAAATCGACGAGGGGTACGCCACCATCGCCCGCCGCCGCATCGCCGAGGCCGCGAACCACCTGTTCGCAGGGAGCAACGCATGACCCCCCTCGAAGCCGACCGCGTGATCGCGGCCATCACCGCCCGCCTCACCCGCCTGACCTGGACGCCCGAAGTCTGGGCCGACTTCCGCGAGGCCATGATCCGCGTCAAGATCGACGGCGAGCAGGGCGTGGCCGCCGTGAAGAATCTGCTTCTCGGCATGAAGGTCGCGCCGACGCCCGCCCACTTCCTCGAAGCATTCCGGGCTGCTCAGCCGGTCAAGGCCGGGCCGACGACCGCCGCCCCGACCACCGGCGAGCGCGGCGAGTTCTTCGCCCCGGGCGCTCTGCGGATCGTCGCGGGCTGGCAGTGGGCGTGGCAGTCCCCGGCGTGGCCGATCATCATCGACTCCCTCCCGCTGTTCGAGCGGACGCACGGCTGGGCGGTCCCGTGGGAGGAGCTGATTGACTCGCTCAAGGCTCAGGGGCTGGTCAGCCGCCTCAGCAACGAGCAGGTGAAGGACCTCGGCCTGTGGCTGTACGACCTCAAACCCAAGGCCCGGACGCTCGAGCGCGAGGGCGTCGGCAAGTGGGAGCGGGACCAGCAGGCGAAGGCGGCATGGAAGAGCAAGGCACTGGCGGACCTGCGGAAGCGGGCGAAGGGAGTGAAGGCATGACACGTCGAAGGAACCCAAGATCGCCCAGCGTCGGGGAACGCATCGCGTGCCCGACCAAGGCGACGTACACCGAACTGCGAACGTCCAAACTCCCCGCGTGTGTTCAGGCACGCCAGCTCGCACGCGAGATCGACGCCGTGCTGACCGAGTACCGGGACCGCGAGGATCTGCTGCTGCAAGCGGCGCGCGAGAAGGACGAGGCCAAGCGGGGCGACATCTACGAGCAGCTTCTCGGGAGGCGGAAGCCATGAAGACCACCGGGAAGAAACAGCCGACCGCCAGGTTTATCGCCGAACTGCCGATCGTTCTGGCCGCGAGGCGGCGGGAGCCGGATGCCGTGCTCGCCCTGTGGCTTCAGTACGCGCCGCTGTGGTTCAAGCAGATCCGGACGGTCACGAACTCCGAACCCGAGGAATACATGGGTGTCGCGTTCGAGAGCTTCCTGCGGGCCGTGGACAAGTACGACGAGACGATGAACGTGCAGTTCTCGTCCTACTGCTGCCGCGTGATTCGGAACACGCTGATGACCGAGCATGTACGCGGGCGAGCGCCGGTGGTGATCCCGAAGAACGTCTGGGACAAGAAGGGCAGCGAGCACACACGCGGCGCAATCAGCCGTGCGAGCCGATCACGCCCGATCGAGGCCGTGGACTGGAACGCCCGCGCCAAGGGCTCCGATCCGTCGGCGGCGATGATCCGCGCGGAGGAGATGGAGGAGGTCCAGGCCGCGATGCGGAAGATCGGGCTCACGACCGAGGTCGATACGCTGCTGGCGCTGATCGGCGGCGAGTCTCGCCGGGGTCTTGCAAAGGCGTCCGGGTGCTCGCATACCGCGGTGCGTTTCCGAGCCGGCAGAGCGAGGGACAGGATCATTCGTGAGATCATGGCGGAAAGGCGGACGGCATGACCACCCTCCTCCTCTGCCTCGTCGCGGTCCTCGAATCCGTCGTCATGCTCTGGCGGATCCGCGCGGGCGTCGGCGGCTCGGCGTTCCAAGCCGGGGCGAGCGCGTCGGCGATGTGCGCGACGCGGGTCCTGTGGCTGAATCTGGGAGTGGCGGCGGCGCTCGAGGGTCGGGCGCTGGTGGCTGGGCTCGCGTACTGCCTGTCGGCGGGCGCGGCGACTTGGATGGTGCATGGAATGAAAGGGAAGCGATGAGCGACAGCGTGGACATGCTGAACCGGACCGAACTGGACAAGGCACGCTCCGAGATTGAGCGGTTGAAGGCCGACAACAAGGCACTCGCGGCGGAGGCGGACGGGTTGGAGGAAGTGGCGAAGGTGCTGGGCAGGTCGCTTCAAGACCAACTTCGTTCTGCCGACCTTCGGACAGAGATTGACGTAGCTGAGACCAC